TGAACGGCGAACCAGAAGCCCGCTACACCAGCGTAGAAACCGATTTCCTGATGTTGACCAACGCCCAGCGCGACACCGTGGCCAGCATCGAAATTGGCAACACCATCACGGTTGAAAAAACGTTCCAAAGCGGATCTGGCACTACCGAACTAGCCCAGGAACTAAGCGTGGAAGGCATTGAACACACCATCACCGTGGGCGCTGGACATAGTATTTTGCTGTCAACTGCACCCACCACAATTGTGTTTGAATTGATTTTGGACAATGCGCTATATGGCACACTAGACAGCCTCAATGTCTTAGGATAGGAACTACTTATGGCAACAAGAGAAACCTTTACAAGTGGCCAGATTTTGACCGCAGAGGAAATGACCAACGTGGCAACAGCCATGATTGCGTTGAACGCGCAAACAGGCACCACATACACCACAGTTTTGGCTGATGATGGAAAACTGGTTACATGCGACAACGCGTCAGCGATTGCGCTAACCATTCCACCAAATAGCAGCGTGGCCTATGGCATAGGCACACAAATCAACATCATGCAACTAGGCGCAGGTCAAGTGACCATCACCGCTGGCGCTGGCGTAACCCTTCGAAGCGCAGGAAGCAAACTGAAAACATCAGCCCAATACGCAGTTGCAACATGTTGCAAAATTGCGACAGACACCTGGGTTGTCATTGGTAATTTGAGCGCGTAAGTCATGCAAATTTTGGCAGGTGCAGGCGCGGCAGCAGTAGTTGAAAGCGTTGAATATTTGGTCATTGGTGGTGGCGCAGCGTGGGGTACTTCGCAAGCAAGTTATTTTCCAGGTGGTGGCGGTGCTGGACAAGTAAACAGCGGAACCGTATCTGTGGCAACGGGTGTTAGTTACACAATTACAGTTGGCGCAGGTGGCGCAGTAATGAGCGCAAGCGGTGGCACAACAACATTTAGAACGGTAACAAGCGTTGGCGGATCTGCTGGCGTGAATTCAAACGGTGGAACATCTGGAAATGGTTTTGCTGGCGGTACGCGCGCTGGCGCTGCTTATGGTTCAGGTGCTGGTGGTGGTTCAACTGGTGTTGGCGGTAATGCCACAAACAACACAGGTGCAGTTGGCGGTGCTGGTACAACGTCAAGCATTACTGGCACATCTGTTGTTTATGCGCGCGGCGGTGACACATTGGACAATTGGACAACGGGCGCACACAATTACGGTGCTGGCGGTGGTGTAAACGCAGGCGGTGGAAACACTAACGGCATCGGCGGTGTGGTTATTTTTCGTTATTCCGATCAGTTGCCAGCCGCAGCAAGCACCACAGGATCCCCAACTATCACGGTTACAGGCGGATATCGAATTTATCAATTCGCCGCTAGTGGATCGGTAACGTTCTGATGAAAACCGTGGCTGTTATAGAAAATGATGTTGTTGTAAACATCATTGTTGAAACTGATGAATGGGTAAACCCAGATCCAAATGTTTTCATTGAATACGGTGACGCAAACCCTGTTGCAATTGGTTGGCCAGTAGTTGACGGAGTAATTATTGACCCAAACCCACCACAACCGCCTAATCCGCCTATAATTCCGTGAAATGGCGTTTTTTTGTTGGTTACGCGTTACTGGTCGCAGTAGTGATTTGGGGTTGTAGTGGTTGCACCGTTTCAAAAACTAATATCGAATATCAATGTTTTACAAAGGCCGCATGTGACTAAAACACCAGAACAACACCACGCCTCACTAATCGTTTTTGTTGGCCGTTTGATGGCCTTGTGTTTCACGTTCACGGTCATGGCGTTCATCTATGGAATTTTGTTTGTGGATCAGCCAACAGAACAGGCACCAACAGACGCGCAATTGATTGACCTACTTAGCACCCTGCTGGTGTTTTTGACTGGCACATTGTCTGGCCTTGTGGCATCGAATGGCCTGAAATCAAAGCCTGGATCTAGTGCAACCACCGATTAGAAAACTTGTATTGCCAGCAGATTTGGTGCATTGCAAACCAGGTGAATTGCCAATCAACCTTTTGCGCGATGTAAAGCCGTTTGGAAAATTGCATCATTTAGCGGCCGCTAGTTGGACAGCGATGCGTCAAGCCGCGTTTGCATCAGGCATCAAACAATTCAAACCAACCAGCGCGGGCGATACCTACCGATCATTAGCCCAGCAACGTGCAGGTTTTTTGCAGCGTTATCAATTAGAACCAATTACTGGCGCGTCAACCAGAACGTGGGAAGGCCGAAAATACTATTTGAAGCCAGGGAACGCCCCATTGGCTGCACCTGGTTCATCACGGCACAATTTGGGTTTGGCAGTCGATATTGCTGGAACCTCTGATCCGATCTTGTGGAAATGGCTGTGCGAAAACGCGCCAAAATACGGTTGGTCATTAGAAGTGATGCCCGCTGAACCGTGGCATTGGTTCTATTTTGTGGGCGATAAGACCCCGCCAGCGCTAATGCTTGACCCAGCCACACCCGCCCCGTAGGGTGTTCTTATCCCTGACAGAAGGATAAGCAGTTATGGCTGACGCAAAAACATATTTCTATGAGGTTTACACCACCAGTTTGGAAACCAACCAAATGGTGCTTGTGCAAATTTTCCGTGACCCAGACACCCAACAGGTGCTGCATGCCCAACTGTCATTCAAAAACGCCGTTGGGGACACCTGGGGCGTTCCATACCAATTGGAGAAAAAATGACGTTTACAGCAACCAAAATTGTGGCAGGTGTTATTTCAGCCCTAGTGGGTTTCACGCTTGCCATACAGCCTCTAACAGGCCAATCAGAGCCACCTAGCACCACTATTGAACTAGCACCGTTTCTGATTGAACCAACCACCACCACGTCCAGCACCCTTTACATTGACCCATATTCGACAGCCTGCCAACAATTCAGCGCGCTGGCCGTCAATCTGGGTTGGCCTGTTGAGCAGCGCGACAAACTTGAAATGGTCATGCACCGTGAAAGCCGATGCACACCAAACGCACACAACAAAAAAGACACCGTGGGCCAATCATATGGCCTCATGCAGATCAACTCATTTTGGTGCAAAGGCCCAGACAGTTACCTACAAAAAGCAGGTTTGGTCACATCATGCGAAAACCTGTTACAGGCTGAAACTAATCTCAAAGCAGGTTTGATTATTTGGACACGGTCAGGTTGGTCACCCTGGCGCACAGCCAAATGATCGAACCACCATTCACCGAAAATTCCATGACAGAGGAAACACGAAAAATGATTACAGACAGAATTGATTTGCAAGTAACGCCACAAACACACGCAATGATGAAACTCATTGACGATATTTGCAGACCTGCACACATACAAAAACCAGTCCGTGACGATTACCTGATCCGCACGTTGAAAGTGATGAAAACGGATTTTGATTTGTCAGGCAATGAAATCTATGCAGAAACATGTTTGCGTTGCATAGAGGAACTAGGCGGCGAACTGTAAACCGATGGCGCGTTATTACACATCAGGTGAGCGTTCCAAATACAATTCCAGCATTTCAAACCAAATTCGAAGCGATGCGAAACGCAGAGAACAAACAGAAAACAGACAGAAGGAAACACCAATGGCATTTGACCTAAGCAATTACGAAACCGTAGAAACACGGTTGAACCGATTTTGGGAAACATACCCAGACGGGCGCGTTGAAACCACGCTGATGAATTATGACGGTGACACCTGCATTGTTCGCACCGTGATCTGGAAACACCGTGACGATGCAAACCCAACTGCAACAGGGTACGCGCATGAAATCCACACAGACCGCGGCGTAAACGCCACATCATTCATTGAAAACTGTGAAACGTCCAGCATCGGGCGCGCATTAGCCAACATGGGATTTGCCACACAAGGCAAACGGCCTTCCCGTGAGGAAATGCAAAAAGTCGAACGCCAGGGCGGTCAAGTAGCACCTAGCGCGCAAGTGCACACACCCTCTGGCGCATTTGCTACACCTAAGCAACAGGGCTACATCAAAAAACTGGCAAAGGACGCAAACATGGACGATTTGCGCCTGTTGGAATTCATACAGCGCACCGTGAACCGTGATGATGCGGTGTTGGAATTGTTGAAATCACATGAGGCCAGCGCGGTCATTGAAGCATTGAAATGAACCCGTTTGATGAAAAACAAACTGGGGCAACGCCAATTGAAATAGTTGAATATTTGCGCGGTGTAATTGACACATTGCGCGCTGAAAAAGCATTGCTAGAAAAGCGATATGCAGATTTAGAGGCAAGCCGCGAAACGTGGCGAAAACTGGCGCAAGCATGGGAATGGCTGGCAGAAAACAAACGGATTGTGCCAAACAATGACTGAAGCAGAATTCAAAAACATCATCATTGGTGTTGCCAAACGTTTTGGCTGGCTTATTCACCATGACCTGCCAGCGATGAGCAGCGGCGGACGCTGGGCCACACACGTTCAAGGTGATGCAGGTTTCCCTGATTTGCTGTTAGTGCACCCCACAGGCAAAAAGATCCTGGCATTGGAACTAAAGAGCGAAAGAGGAAAAACTAGCCCATTGCAGAAACGCTGGTTGCTGGCATTTGAGCAGGCTGGTGTGTATGCCACGGTAATGAAACCATCAGACATGGAATATGTGCTTTACCTGTTGAGCAACCCGCATCAATGACCATGACATTCGACTATCCAGCCGCATTTAGTGAGGGCGCATATTGGGCCAGCATGATCGCAGATCGCTTGAAATTGCGCGGGGTGCAATGCTGGACACCAGAGCCACCTAAAGACCGCACACAGGAATGGATCACACGCCACGAAAAGGATATTTGCCTGCCGTGGACAGATAAGCCGTTAGAGGTCAAAGCGCGCACCCACATCTGTGATGAGCAAGGCAATTTGATTTATGACCCACTATTCATTGACACCAAATATGGTTATGACATGAAAGCGGTGAAACCGTTGGCCTATGTGATGGTTTGCAAGAAAACCGCCAACATCTGGTGCCTGTCCCCACGCGCGACATTCGACAAATGGGACGTTGAAGGAACATTTGACAGCAAACGCAAAATTGACATCACGGTGTACACCGCGGCCGCTGATTTGTTCGTACCGTACACCGATCTAGTAGATTTCCTGATTTCTAAGCAACAATAGGCAAGCATCATGGCTGTTCCCCGTTTGCATGGGGTGGGGCGTAAACAGGGGAACCTGGGTAGGAAATCGCGCCCTGAAACATGCAAGACGAAATGGTTTAGGCAAAGCGATTTGGCAAGGCGTAAACAATCGTCATTGAAATGTGTAGGGATCTGGTTAGGGCAACCCAGAGGGTGGGACAATCACATCTATGCCCTGGCGCAAACAAACAAAATGACATACACAAAACAAACACAACAAACACAAGCCCGTCCTGATGCTCTAACATAAGAAACGACAGCAAGCGCGAAGCGCGCGCTAGCACAAGCCGAAGGCGCGTGAGCAAAATGACAAGACCCAGCACCCCATACGACACAGCGGAATACAAACGCAAACGTGCAGCGCTACTAGCAGACAACCCCACCTGCCATTGGTGCGGCAACGAAGCAACAACCGCAGATCATCTAGTGGAATTAGACCGCGGTGGATCACATGACGAAATGGTGCCTGCCTGCCTACCTTGCAATAGTCGAAGGGGTCAGGCCTACAAACGCAAACGTGACGCAATCCAAAACCACCACCGCAATGAAGCATTGAAAGACAAAGGATTTCCAATAACAAAACCCGAAACGATTTTTTATGCAAACAAACATATGACCCCGACCCAATT